GCTGTCTGCCCGCCGCACAACCGGCCAGTCTGGGAATCGGTCCGGCGGCGGCTGGTCTGGCCGAACGGGGCGGTGGCGCAGGTATTCTCGGCACGCGACCCGGAGGCGCTGAGGGGGCCGCAGTTCGATGCGGCCTGGTGCGACGAGCTGGCCAAGTGGGAAAAGGGCGATGAGGCGTGGAAGAACCTGCAGTTCGCGCTGCGTCTGGGTCAGGACCCGCGGCAACTGGTGACAACGACGCCGCAGAACGTGGCCGTGCTGAAGGAGCTGCTGGACAGCCCGTCGACGGTTGTCACTCGGGCCGCGACGGATGTGAACGAGGCGAACCTCGCCAGATCGTTCCTGACCGAGATCATGACGCAATACGGCGGCACGAGCACGGGGCGGCAGGAGATCGAGGGGCTTCTCCTGACGGAGACGGACGGTGCGCTGTGGAGCCGGGCGCGGATCGAGGCGTTGCGGCTTGGGGTGCCGGACGCCTTTTCGCGGATCGTCGTGGCGGTTGACCCGGCGACCACGGGAAAACCGGGGGCAGACGAGTGCGGGATCATCGTGGCGGGGGCGGTCACGAAGGGGCCGAAGCGGGACTGGCGGGCCTGGGTGCTTGAGGATTGCACGGTTCCGGCGGCATCGCCCAACGCCTGGGCCGACGAGGCGGTGCGGGCCTTCCATCGCCACCGGGCGGACCGGCTGGTGGTGGAGGTGAACCAGGGCGGCGACATGGTGCGCAGTGTGATCGAGACGGTCGACGGGTCGGTGCCGATCCGGACTGTGACCGCCTCGCGCGGGAAGCACGTCCGGGCCGAACCGGTAGCGGCGCTTTATGAACAGGGGCGGGTACATCACGTGCGCGGGCTGGACAAGCTGGAAGACCAGATGTGCGCGATGACGCGCGCCGGGTACAACGGCAGGGGAAGCCCGGACCGGGTTGATGCGCTGGTCTGGGCGCTGAGCGAGTTGATGATCGAGCCGCCGGGACCCCAGCAGGACCCGCGAGTGCGCACGATCTGACGGGCAGGGCGCACACGGAGCGCCGCCCCGAGGGTTTGGACCGATCCTTTCAGGAGACCGGAATGAATTGGAACGTCTTCAGGCGGGCGGCGCGTCCGCCTGAGCAAAAGGCATCGGCCACAGGCAGGGTGGTGGCCTGGGGGTCGTCGGGGCGGGTGGCGTGGTCGCCGCGCGACGTGGTGAGCCTGACGCGGAGCGGATTCGGTGGCAATCCGGTCGGGTTCCGCTGCGTGAAGCTGGTGGCAGAAGCGGCGGCGGCGCTGCCCTTGGTCTGTCAGGATGGGGAGCGGCGGTATGACGCGCATCCTGTGATGTCGCTGGTGGGACGGCCCAACCCCGGTCAGGGTCGGGCGGAGCTGTTCGAGGCGCTCTACGGGCAGCTCTTGCTGAGCGGAAACGCCTATGTCGAGGCGGTAGGCGGCGAGGGGCTGCCGCGCGAGTTGCATGTGCTGCGGTCGGACCGGATGTCGCTGATCCCGGGAGCGGACGGGTGGCCGGTTGCCTACGACTATTCGGTCGGCGGGCGGAGGCACCGGTTCGACATGACCGGCCCGCAGGACCCGATCTGCCATATCCGGAACTTTCACCCGCTGGACGACCATTACGGGCTGTCGCCGATGCAGGCGGCGGCCATCGCGCTGGACGTGCACAATGCCGCCTCGGCCTGGTCGAAGGCATTGCTCGACAACGCGGCGCGGCCCTCGGGCGCCATTGTCTACAAGGGCGCGGACGGGCAGGCGCAGCTTTCGGCCGAGCAGTATGACCGGCTTGTCGGCGAGATGGAGGCGCATCATCAGGGGGCGCGGAATGCCGGGCGGCCGATGCTTCTGGAGGGCGGGCTCGACTGGAAGCCGATGGGGTTCAGCCCTTCAGACATGGAGTTCCAGAAGACGAAGGAAGCGGCGGCGCGCGAGATCGCCATCGCCTTCGGGGTGCCGCCGATGCTGCTGGGCATCCCGGGGGACGCCACTTACGCCAACTATCAGGAGGCGAACCGGGCGTTCTACCGGCTGACGGTGCTGCCCCTTGCGACACGGGTGACGGCGGCGGTGAGCCACTGGCTGTCGGCGCATCTGGGCGAGGCGATCGAGCTTCGCCCCGACCTGGATCAGGTGCACGCGCTTGCGTCCGAGAGGGATCAGCTTTGGGCGCGGGTCGGGCAGGCGGAGTTCCTTACCGAGGCGGAGAAGCGGGTGCTTCTGGGCCTGCCGCGGCTGGCGGAGGGGGACTAAGATGTCGGGGACGGGCGAGGGGTCGCGCTATCTCAAGCAGCCGTTCGACTATGCGAGCGAGATGCGGGTCGAGGCGAACGAGCGGATCATGGCGATCCAGTTCGCCACGGTGGAGCGGCGTCTGGAGCGGATCGAGGAAGCGATTGCCGGGGTGGAGCGCAAGCTTTGGGTGACGGTGTTCGGCGTTGTCGGGGTGATCCTGACCGAAGGGATACAGTCGATCCTTCATTACGTTCCGAACTGAGGGGGAGGCCGAAGTGGAACTGGAGACCAAGTTTGTCCGACTGACCGATTTGCAGGTGTCGGACGGGACGGTGATTCAGGGTTATGCCTCGCTGTTCGGGGTCGAGGACCGGGGGGGCGACGTGGTGGTTGCGGGCGCCTATGCCCGGTCGCTGAAGGGCCTGGAGGCTGCGGGGCGGGGCGTGAAGATGCTCTGGCAGCACGACCCTTCTGAGCCCATCGGTGTATGGGACGAGGTGCGCGAGGACGCGCGCGGGCTTTGGGTGCGCGGACGGCTTCTGGACGAGGTGGCGCGGGCGCGGGAGGCGGCGGCGCTGATTGCGGCGAAGGCGGTGGACGGTCTGTCCATCGGCTACCGGACGGTGGTGGCGGAGAAGGACGGCAAGGGGCGCAGGCTTCTGAAGGAGCTGGAGCTTTGGGAGGTGTCGCTGGTGACCTTCCCGATGCTGCCCGGAGCGCGCGTGGGCGCGAAGGGGGAGGCTGGCGACTGGCTCGCCATGCGGGAGATCGAGGCGGCCTTTGCGGCCGCCCGGCGCAGGGTCGCGATGCGCTGAAGTGACGCGACGGGAAGGCAACCTGACTGAGGTGAGAGCATGAAAGAGACCGAGACCAAGGCTCGGGCCGGGGAAGGTGCGCCTTTTGCCCCGGCCGGGGAGGCCAAGTCGGCCGTGACGGAATTCCTGAGCGAATTCTACGGCTTCCAGAACGACCTGCACGCTAGGCTGCAACAACAGGATGAGCGAATGAGCAAGCTGGAACGCAAGACCATCCCGACCGGGCGCCCGGTCCTGTCGGGGCAGACCGACGCGGGGGCGCCGCATCGGAAGGCCTTTGCCGCCTATCTGCGGACCGGAGACGACGATGCCCTGCGCGGCCTGACGGTCGAGGAAAAGGCGATGTCGACGGCGGTGAACGCCGATGGCGGCTTCCTGGTAGCGCCGGAGATGTCGGAGCGGATCCAGTCGGTCCTGAGTTCCACTTCGTCGCTGCGGTCGATCTCGAACGTGGTGAACGTCGAGGCAACGACCTATGACGCCATCGTTGACCGCACCGAAGTCGGCAGCGGCTGGGCGACCGAGACGGCGGCAGCGGCCGAGACGTCGACGCCGGTGATTGAGCGGAGGTCGATCCGGCTGCACGAGCTGTCGGCGATGCCGAAGGCGAGCCAGCGGCTTCTGGACGATGCGGCCTTTGACGTCGAGGGCTGGCTGGCCGAGAGGATCGCCAACCGCTTCTCGCGCGCTGAGGCGGGGGCGTTCGTCAACGGGGATGGTGTGGACAAGCCCTTTGGCTTCCTGACCTATCCGAAGGTGACGGACGGGACCTGGGCCTGGGGATCGCTCGGCTACGTTCCGACAGGTGCGGCGGGCGACTTCCACGCGACCAAGCCTTCGGATGCGCTGGTCGATCTGGTCTACACGCTGAACGCCGAGTACCGGGCGAACGCGACCTGGGTGATGAACTCGAAGACCACCGGGGCGGTCCGCAAGATGAAGGACGCGGACGGGCGGTTCCTGTGGACCGACAGCCTTGCGGGCGGCGATCCGGCGCGGCTTCTGGGATATCCGGTGCTGATCTCGGAGGACATGCCGGATATCGGCGCCTCGACCTACTCGATCGCCTTCGGGGACTTCCGTGCGGGCTACACGATTGCGGAACGCCCCGACCTGCGGGTGCTGCGCGACCCGTTCTCGGCCAAGCCGCATGTCCTGTTCTACGCCTCAAAGCGCGTGGGCGGCGATGTGACGGACTTCTCGGCGATCAAGCTTCTGAAGTTCGCGGTCAGCTGAGCGATCTGATGGCGGAGGGGGCCGGGTGCGGCCCTCTCCGTTTCCGATCCATATCCCGGGAGTGCGCGATGATCCTGACGGAAGTCTCACAGGTGCCGCAGGCGGCGCTGCCGGTGGCGCTCTTGCGCGACCATCTGAGGATGGGGTCGGGGTTTTCCGACGATGCGGTGCAGGACGCGCTGCTGGAGGGATACCTGCGGGCAGCGCTTGCGGCGGTGGAAGCTGCGACGGGCAAGGCGGTGCTGGCGCGTACGTTCCGGCTGACGCTGACGGAATGGCGCGAACGCGACCGGATCGCGCTGCCGGTGGCGCCGGTGACGGCGGTGGCGAGCGTGACTGTCCGGGACCGCGACGGCGTTGCGAACATCCTGCCGGGTGCGGCGTGGCGGCTGATGCCGGACGCGCAGGAGCCGTGGCTGAGCGCGACGCTGCCCGCCATTCCGCAGGACGGCATGGCGGAAGTGGAGTTCACGGCGGGGTTCTCAGCCGCATGGGCGGGGGTGCCGCCCGATCTGGCGCAGGCGGTGCTGCTTCTGGCGGCACATTACCATGAGGAGCGTTTCGCGGCGGGGGCCGGGGCACTCGGAATTCCCTATGGGATATCGGCGCTGATCGGGCGTTGGCGGGCGGTGCGGATCAGCGGGGGCCTGCGATGAGACGGCCGGTCTTGAACCGGCGGCTGGTTCTGGAGGAGCCGCAACGGCTGAACGATGGGGCGGGCGGATCGAGGCTGACCTGGGTGGTCAGGGGGGTGCTCTGGGCCGAGGTGCGCTCGGGCGCCGGGCGCGAGGTGGCGGGCGAGATGGTGACGTTATCGGAGGCAGCATTCCGGATCGTGGTGCGTGCCGCGCCGCAGGGAGCGCCGCAGCGGCCGAGGCCGGAGCAGCGGTTCCGTGACGGGACGCGGCTTTATCTGATCCATGCCGTGGCCGAGGCCGACGTGCGCGGGCGGTACCTGATCTGTCAGGCAAGCGAGGAGGTCAGGGCATGAGCTATGGGCCTTCGGCGGCGCTTCAGGCGGCGGTCTACCAGCGGCTGATGGCGGATGCCGCACTCGATGCGCTGGTGGGCGACGCGATCTACGACTCGGCGCCGCCGGGACCTTCGGGCGGGACCTATGTCTCCATCGGCCCGGAGAATGCGCGCGACGCATCGGACCAGATGGGGCGCGGGGCGGTGCATGAGTTCGTCGTGTCGGTGGTGACGGACGAGGCGGGGTTCCAGACCGCGAAGGCGGTGTCGGCGGCAGTCTCCGACGCATTGACCGGGGCGACGCTGATCCTGGCGCGCGGGCGGCTGGTGGGATTGTGGTTCCTGCGGGCGCGGGCGCGGCGTGTCGAGGACGCGAATGTGCGTCGGATCGACCTGACCTTCCGGGCGCGGGTCGAGGACTGAACCAACATTTCGGGAGTGGCATGAGATGGGCGCGCAGAGCGGCAAGGACCTTCTGATCAAGCTCGACCTGACCGGGGGTGGGTCGTTCCAGACCATCGCCGGGCTTCGGGCGACGCGGATCAGCTTCAACGCGGAGACGGTCGATGTGACGAACCTGGAAAGCGCGGGAGGATGGCGCGAGCTGCTTTCCGGCGCCGGGGTGCGGTCGGCTTCGGTCTCGGGGTCCGGCGTGTTCGCGGACAGCGCGACGGATGACCGGGCGCGGCAGATCTTCTTCGGCGGCACCATCGAGGCGTTCCAGGTGGTGATCCCGAGTTTCGGGATCGTCGAAGGGCCGTTCCAGATCACGTCCATCGAGTACGCGGGCACCTACAACGGCGAGGCGACGTATGAGTTGTCGCTCGCCTCGGCGGGTGCGCTGACCTTCACGGCGATCTGAGCATGGCGAACCCCTGGGCCGGAGAGGTCGATATCGCGCTGAACGGCGACGTGCGGCGGGGGAAACTGACCCTTGGTGCGCTGGCGGAACTTGAGGCGGCGCTGGGAGAAGGGTCGCTGATGGAGCTGGTTGAGCGGTTCGAGAGCGGGCGGTTCGCGGCGCGCGACGTGCTGGCGCTGATCGCTGCGGGGCTGAGGGGCGGCGGATGGGAGGGGACGGTCGCGGACCTTCGCACGGTCGACATCGGGGCGGGGCCGGTGGACGCGGCACGGATCGCAGCGGAGTTGCTGGCGCGGGCGTTCCAGGTGCCGGGGGCGAGGTGACGGGGCTCGACTGGCCGGGGATGCTGCGGCTGGCGCTGGCCGGCCTCAGGCTCTCGCCCGACGCATTCTGGCGGATGACGCCGGCGGAATTCCTGCTGGCGCTGGGTGATGCCGACGAGAGCCGCCCGATGACACGGGACGGGTTGAAGGCGCTGAAGGACCGGTTCCCGGACAAGGAGTAGGCGATGGCGGACGCGGACGGGATCGACGGA